TTAGACAGCGATTCGAGCCGATCATACAAGGAGTCTAATTTTTCGTTCATCTCAAGCAAGTTTTGCACCGGCCTAACCCTTCATTATCGTCGTTACTATCCATAGATCATCACTCCATCTGCACAAACCATAAACCGAATTTCATACTTCAGCATTTGAAAATCCAAAAAATATTTTGTTCAGCAGCGCAACGTCTGCGGATTCATAGGTTTTAATCAGTGCGTAGCACGTCACCAGATACTGATCTTGGTTCTTGGCTGTCAGACGAATCGTTTTGTTCGACTTCTCCACCTGCCCGCGTGCGATCAAATAATTTACCGCTGCCCTGACAGCTCGTTCCAGCCGCTTATACTCCACTCGTCGTTTTAACATCAGCAAATCCGTTACGTCCCGCGTAGTCCATTCTTCCGCGTCTATATCTTTTATCGCATCCAATACCTCGTCTGTCGTGACAAATAGCGTGCCGCGATCTGCTGTTACTTCTCTGCGGATAAGCGGAGTATTAGTCACCGGGGATCAAGCCGCTTCTTCCATGTATTCTTCATCCTGTTCTGCTTCCCATTTCTTCGGCCCTGGCTTTATTCGAAAATTATGCCAATTGTCGGATGCGTCTTGCGACTTTTTAAGCCATTTTCTGAAAGCCGCTTCCGAACAGGATTTTTTCTCAAGCGTTTTCAAATCCAGCGACACAGTGCTATAGCGCACCTCTCTCCCTGTTTCCTTGTTGAATATCAGGCCGGTTGATACGCACACGTAATGCTTTTTCCCACTGCATAGAGGCCACTCTATTTCAGCCAGCCATGTTTCGGCTTTCTCTCCCAGCAGGTGCAAATCCATCTGACAAAACCATTGTATTTTTCGGCGTGTGTAGGCTGTCAAATCACTATCCGTCAACCCTTCACGCAGCACCTTTGATATTTTTGCCTTCCTAATCATTAAATTCCCCTTGTGCTGCTATCGTCGTCTTGGACTTGTTAATGGCTATCATCTGTGTAACCAAATGCGAGCGAAGTTCAGAAATCGACTTGCCAAAATTATCAGTTCCAACCCAAGAAATGCTGGTAGACAATTTGCTTATTGCTTTTGATATTGCTTTGTTTTGTTTTTTTGTAAGTTTCGACTTTTTGCTCATTTGACTACCACCCTTCCCGATTTGAATAGCCAACCAATAGTGTGACGATGCGCTTGTTCCCAAAACTCAACACGCTCCAACCTGCTCATTTTCACCCCATGATCAAGCTCAGAATGACACGTATTGCATAAAAACGCGACGCGGAAATCATCCGCTTTTAACCCCCTGCCCTTACCGTCGCGCAACTGATTCGAATGCGCAGCCACGACCTGACCGACATTTGTTGCCTGGCAGCCAAAACAAACAGGCGATTCTTTTGCCGCCGAAAGGAGTTTGTTAGATCGGTACATCATTCAAAATCACTCCACGATCCACCGCTACCGAATACAGAAACTCTATCCAGTCCGAAAATTCCCGTTTACTGAATTTGCTGGTTCGCTGTCCGAGCAACACCATCCCGCCATTCAATCCTGCCGCTATTTGTTGGGGCTCGTTTCTATAGGCCGCCGTCAAAATATCTTTCCACGATTCATCGTTAATCTTTTTCAGCTCGCCATTTACCGGCCAATCCAATTGTTTTGAGAATGAATCCAGAATCGGCCACTGCACTGCATTTTGATCAAGACTGCGGATAGGCTCAGACACAACAACAACATAGCCATCTGGCGCGTTTCTGACGCACTCAAGCGCCAAGTTTCGCGCTATTGCATGCGCTAGTTTGAATGTGCGTTTATCCACTGCTTACACAAACATTAAATGTCAAAAGGCACCGCAACCGTTTCACAGCAACCATCAGCGATAACGTATGCCGAAGCGCACCACATCCCAGCAGCTAACGACTCGTCGAATCTAAAAATGATCTCCAGTGGATATGTGCGGTCATAGTATTTAAGATGCGGTTCTGAATCCTGCCATGGTCGCGATATCACTAAAGACGATGCGTTGGATCGACCAACAACATACGTTCGTGGGTGGATGTGTCGCACACCTTTAACTTTCCTCCCGTTTTTCTTGCACCACGCAATCACTGCGGATTTAGCTGCTTTATGTAATTTACTTGTCATCTTCTATCTTTCCCCAAACAACTATCATCTCAGCATCAGCCAATGATTGTTTTAGTCCAACTGCGTCTGTGTAGTGCCCGCCGTCGCCGTGGATTACTGCGAGTAGGCTCAAAAGTGAAGCCTTCGTCTGTTTCAAGCATCCCCGCAGTCGTTCAATCTCGTTTGCGGCATCAATCTGCATCTGTACAACTTCAGCAGGCACATGCTCTGCTGCATCAAGGTCCGCGCTCTCGCGCAGTAGTTCAACTATGTCCATTTCGTTTCCCTTTGTATTTTTGGTCACGCCCCAAACAGCCACAAATCCATCCACGCTGTATAACAAGACGCATCCCATCCGATCAGAAAGTAATCCAAATCCATTTGCGTTCGAACCATTTCGTCACGTAGAAACATCGTTTCCTGTCCTTTCTTGTCAGTACAATATTGGGCGTCAGTTCGTCATCAATGCCAGTTTGTGTTCAAGCATGTCAGCAAGGTCACGAAGAATAGCCACGCTCTTGATTAAATCGTTGCGCGTGTATGATTGGTCAAAGTTCGCGCCGTCGTCATACATAGCGAACATAATCGGCTCTGAGTGAGTTTCATCAGCCACGCCTATTGCAACTTGAATCGGATCATTCATTTTCCATCCTTTCTTGTCAGTACAACTAATCCATAAACCGTACAGTTTCACTGCCGGTTATGTTTGGGTTATACGGCTTCAAGTTCCAGCACCTGCTGGGCTATCCGCCGTTCCGCAATCGCGCAGTATTCCGGGTTGATCTCCAAGCCCAAGAACCTGCGCCCCAATTCCTTTGCTGCCTTCGCCGTGGTGCCGCTTCCGCTGAATGGATCAAGCACCAAGTCGCCTGGGTTGCTCCATGTGACTATGTGGTCGCCTGCTAGTTTTTGTGGGAACGGCGCAGGGTGTTCGGTTTCTGCGTTCCCCTTAGTGCTTGCGTACTGCCACACGTTGAACCTTTGTCCAAACTCTTTGATGTCTTGCCCAAAACAACTGGCCTTTTTCGTCGTTCCGTCTGCCTGTCGGTTTGTCCCGGTAACAGTCCTACCAAAGCTCACATTCTTGCGGTCACAAATCAGGTTCTTTGTTTTTGGCATTCCTGCGCTCAGAACAAAAGCGAATTCCCAAACCTGCCCGTATCTGTTGGAGTCTGGAAATTGCGGCGCGTCCTTCATGTAAATCATCGTGTCGTGCAGGTTCAGCCCCAAGCGTTTGAAGTGCAGCGCCTGTTCCATGCTGGTGCCGGTTTCGCTGCCGTCCTTCGTCGCGTCGGCCACGACCCACACAATCACGCCGCCCGGCTTCAGCACGCGCTTCAATTGCCAAGCCACGCCGAAGAAGTCCCAATAGTGCCCGCCGTAGGTGCGCAGGTCATCGTATGGCGGGCTTGTCACCACCAAGTCAATGCACTCTCGCGGCAGTTGCCCGAGCAAGTCGCAGTTGTCGCCACAGTGAATCTTATCCAGTTCCAGCATAGTCACTCCGTATTGTCGCCAGCCGTATAACCCGGCGCTCAAGCGGGACCGTCCGCAAGCGGCCGGCCCCTTAGCTCTGCGTTCGGCGGCTTCAGTTTGTGCCGCTTGCACAGTGCGTCCTCGATCAGCACAGCCATACTCTGATCCTGCTTCCGCATCCAGTCCAAGAGCCAGCGGGGCAGCTTCAGCCCCACCGGCACCTTGACCAGCGCGCGAGGCTTGTGAGGCGCTCCCGCCGCCATCACACAAGCCTCGCGTTTTTCAGTTGCCCGACCGTCGCAGGCTCCATCAAACTGCGGTCCACCCACTGCACGGTCTGGTTTGGGCGCTTATCTTCAATAGTCGCGTCAATAAGGCCGATTCTTCTGCCATCCACATCCACAACCCGGAACACTGTCGCATCGGAATTCCCGTTCATGCAAACGGTGTCATATTTTTTCGGTGTTTTTTTCATCTCACTCTCCTGTAACCAGCTTGGGCCAATCCCTCACCTTAATTACAGTATATACCATTACCGAATAAAAGTCAATACATTTTTAAGGCCGCCCAACTAATCAATCAACAAGGACTGGCGCATAAGGCCGCCTCGCGCCCGCCGGGTATCTTTGCGTTAGACATCAGTGAACCAAACGCTTTAAATGCCCGAATCTGCCTTTCGATTCGTTCGCTTGGAGTTCCTGTGAACGATCCTACTAACTCTGGATTAAATGCGTCCATCCGCTGCGCCAAATCAAAACACTTCTCTACTTCTCTTTGTAGCTCGTCCATTATTTGTTTCTCTTCGTTTGTCATGTAAACTCCATTCAGGCTCTATACCAATTGCCCTGCACACACCCTGCTTTTTTTATGCCACCTTCCGCGGCTTGGTTTTAGTTGCTATCCAGTACATCCCAACATCATGCTTGATCTTTCTTGCCAATTCTTCTCCACGACTGGACGTTACGTGCCTGTAATATTCAATCCGTTTCGATTCTGTCATCTCGTTGATCGTTTTCAACAGGCACGCATAAATCCACGCTTTAGACTCAAGCATTCCCAGCGCTTCTGCTTCTTCCCGCGTTAGCAATCCGGAATACTCGCAAATGCCAGCGCGTTCGTTGTAGATTTCGTCAGCAGTCAGTTTTTCGTCTTTGGTCATGTCAAACGTTAGTAGTCATCACGCGCCAAAACTTACGCCATCCCGCATCACAAGCCGTCTGGTAGCGATTAACGAATGCCAATGACCATTGCTGATCTTTCCTCCATTCGCGCATCGTGCGCGGAATATCACGGTCAAGAAATACGCCTACCGGTCGCACGCCCGTTCCGGTTCGAAGCTTCCTGTCTGCGCTTTCAAATAGCCTGCGTTCGTGCGGATCGCCTCGAACCGCAGAAACAAATGCCTTATATTCACCACTGCCTAAAGGTTTCACTATTCACTCCGTTGTTATAGTCCAACTAATCCATCAACCGGACAGTTTCACTGCCGGTTATGTTGTGGTTAGGTTGCAATGGCCGAAGCCGCAGCCAGTCCCCAATCTCGCAGTCCGTCAGCGATCCGATTCCGTAGTGTCCGCAAACATCGCAAAACCACGACGCCTTGCCGCTATCCGCCGGGCGCTTTGGCTTCACGCCCGCCTTTCTTGCGCACGAATCGCAGCAATGGACCGCAACTACATCGCCATGCTTGTGCTTCGAGAAATCAACCATCGTTCCCTCCGTTTGCAACCTAACTCAACGGTCAACAAGACCGCCGCAATGAGCGTCGTTCGTCAAATAGCCACCGGTCGCGGCGGCTTGTTACCTAAGCGTTGGCAGGCAAAAGCATGTCGCCCTGCACCGCCGTCTCGCCAGCGCCGACTTTTGCATCCTCGAACAGCCTGGGCTGTGCGTAGGCTTGCTCTATTCGGCGGCAGGCTATGTCAAAATACTGCCGTTCGCGTTCAATCCCCACGAACGTCTTGCCCAAGTTCACGCAAGCCACTCCCGTGGTTCCCGTGCCCATGAACGGATCGCAAACCGTCGCCGCCTTCGGGTGCATGTCAAGGCACCAGAGCATCAGCCGCAGCGGTTTCTGTGTCGGGTGTTCCTTGCCGTCTTGCAGCGCTTCACCTCGCGGCAAAGTCAAAACCCGCGCCGCTTGTTGCTGGCTGCTCCACGCGAATTCGCAATCCGCCAGCGAGAAATTCCTTTGTCCTTTGTCCCACACCAGCCAGCGCATGCTGGGCGGCAGCAGGTCGGTGAAGTAGTTGCCGCCCCAGATAACGCATTCCTTGCCCTTCTCCTGCATCAAGCCAAAAAGCCAAGGCGCGGGGCGTTCCTTGTCCCACCCTTCTATGCCGTAGTTTTTCCAGCCTCTCCCGCTTTTGTTTCCTGCGCTGCCCATTGCCGCTTGCTTCTCGGCAAGTTCTCCGCTTCTGTTGGCGGCTGCATCGGCTCCAATCCCGTAGGGCGGGTCGGTCAAAATCAGGTCGCAGCATGGCAGCGTCGGCAAAATCTCCCGGCAGTCGCCGTGCCACAGTTCGCAATTCCCGATTGTCACTTTCTCAGCCATCATCACTCCGTAGTTACGTTTTGCCTGCCAACCCGGCGCTCAAGCGGGACGCGCCGCGATAAAGCCGCGTCGCGCCCCTTAGCTATGCGTTAGGCAAAAAGTTCGGCGTCACTCGGTTGCTCGCCGCGTTCATCGCTCCGTCTAATTAGCGTTATGCGCCAATTTCTTGCGCTTCTGCGTTGGCTCAACAATACGGAATCCTTTTGAGTTTGCTCTTGCCTCAACAGCGTTGTGCCGAGCGAGCATCAGCCCAGACTGCGAAATCTCCACGCAAAGAATTTGCCGCTCAGTGACTATTGAGAGCATCGCCGATCCGCCTGGAAATTCGCGCATCAGTAATCTCGCCGTCCCAAGCGATACGCTATTTTCGTTTTCAGCCATTTGGAGCCTCCAGCGCCAGCAGCATGTCCGAGCGCATCACCGCATCCAGAACCGTCTTGCCGGTCGGGAGCAGTATTTGGCCGAGGAATGCGCCTTCAAACGTCAGGATTCCAGTTTCAATCGCCACCACTTGCCCCTTGATCCAATCGCGCAAGATAGAGCACACGCTGACCTCTGCTGTGTTGTCGAACCCATCGCTCGTGTGGGACTGTCCGCCTGCGGCGTCCAGCCCCACAGCTTTTGCGTTAGGTGTCAGAATGAAACAGGCGATGTGCCGGCCCGTTCCCTTCCCCGTGGATCCGTCCTCCGTGGCGCACCACTTCACGTCGCCGAGGTTTCGGACGTTCTGCGCTCCTGTCGCTGCCAGCATCATCAGCACCCACTTGTCCACCGGGTACACCACGACGGACAGCTTGCCCTTGCGCTGTTCTTCAATCGCCTTGCGCATCCATGCTGTTGGCCCCTTCTTGCGGCCCTGATGAATGATCGAGCCGAACGGGGGGTTCACATAGTTCCGCTGCCCCCACTCGCATGTCAGGCCATCAAAGTCGGCCGGCTTCGGATACGGGCATGGGTCAAAGTCAAAATGGAATTCCGCATCCAGTTGCGCGTAGAGGTCGGGCGGCGTCAGCCAGTAGTGCTTGCCGTCCCCACCGTTGCCGGCGTGGAACTTGTTTTCGTGTGGGTGCATCCGTGCGGATCCAACCCCTAACACGTCATCCAACAGGGACGCTGCGCCATCAATGCTTTCGGCCTCGGTTGTTGTCTGTTCGCTCATCGCTATTACTCCTGTTCGTGGTTCGCAGCGCCGGTTGACTTGGCGTTCAGCCACGTGATACCTACAGGCCAAGCGCTGCGCGCATGATTACCTTCGCTGTTTCTCGACCTTCGGCAATGCCCTCAGTGCGTCCGCGCTCATAGAACTGAATGTACCGCACCACGTCCGTGCCGGTAACGTTCTCTGGCAGGTTGCCGTAGTGCGTGCAGCCGTCGCTGTCCCACACTTCAACGCGGCCACCCTGGCGCACGGCAATGATGTCGTCGGTTTCCAGCAGCGTCACGCAGTCGTCGTCCATGTAGAGTGTTGCAGTGCTCATCGCTTGCTCCTTTCTGGCCCAACCGGGCCATGCACCGGACTGCTACGCAGCCGGTGATGTTCGGCGTTAGAACCCATGCCGGTACACAATGCCGCCGCTGTACCCGCGTTTGTAATGCACCGCTCCCACCGCGAAGCCCACCGGGAATTTAAGTGCGCTCCCCGGCCCCACATGCACAATCTCGGCAATTCCGCCCCAGTCGTAGGTGTCCTGCAGCATCGTGCTTGAGTTAAAAGCCTTGTTTATCGGTATCAAATACACGATGTTTTCAGCTACCGTAAAGGAATGCCGGAGCCATTCCGAAAAAACAGAATATGGCGGGTTGCTCACAATCCAATCCACCTGCTCAGTCCAGTTAAAAAAATCCCGGCCCTCCTGCAGTTCGCAATAATCGGCCCCTGGCATCTGGCGCAAAAACACCCCATCGCCCTTGCATGGGTCAAGCACTCGCCCGCTCGGCGCGAAGTGCCGAACCATCGCCACCGCGATATGTTCCGGGGTAAAAACCACGTCCTTATGGGCATGGCTAAATTCTCCGGTCGGTTCAAGTAATAGTGTGCTTTGCATAGTCCAGTTCTAACTTTTCATTCCAGCGGACGGGCGAAAAGCCGCCCGCCCCTGAATTCAGGCGTTGTGCCTCACTGTCCGCAGCATGGCCGCCCCGTGTTAGGAACAACTCTCACTGCCCGGTCGTCCCACAGCTCAACCATGCCGAAGTCCTTCACGTTCGTCACCGGAAGCGCAATTCCAATGTGCTTGAGGCTCCATTCGTGAATCGGCGCGTAACGGACTTGATCAAATCACCCAACATAAATTCCCGAGACACGTAAGTTGCATCATCCTCCGCGATGGCTTGGTCTGCGGTTTCTGAGAGTGAGGACTGTTCATCTTTTGTCGATACGTTCATGCTTGTTTCTCCTGTGGTTGTAACTGCTAGGTGGGCGCTAAAATGGGATGTCATCATCCATGTCGTCAAAGCCCGACGGACTGGTCCGCTGGTTGGGGTGAGGCGTCGACGGCCCGTCGGCGCTTGCAGGCGATTCGCTCTGACGCCCGCCGAGCATCTGCATTTCATTGGCTTCGATTTCGGTTGTGTAGCGATCCTGACCTTCCTTGTCCTGCCACTTGCGGGTGCGGATGCGTCCTTCAACGTAAACGGCCGAACCTTTCTTGAGATATTGCCCGACGATTTCGGCCAGTTTGCGATAGAAAACAACGCGATGCCATTCGGTGATTTCTCTCTTTTCGCCTGTCGCTTTGTCTTTCCAGGATTCCGTGGTGGCCAGACGGATATTGGCTACGGCGTCGCCATTTGGCATGTACCGGGTTTCCGGGTCGGCACCCAGGTTGCCGACGAGAATCACTTTGTTTACTGAGGCCATTAGTTCTATCCTTTATGAAATGATTGTTTTACGCCGCGCTCGGATGCCGCGTTGCATCAATGCGGTCGCAACAGTGCTTGACGATCATTAGTTCGTCTCGGTTATAAGTGGTGATTCGATCAACAATCTCCTGCAAGACGTTCGTAACGAGGATATTGGAGATGGCTGTAGGTGCCACGGCGCGCAGAACCGTTTCAAGCTTCAGCACTGGCGTGACGGATTCAGTCGGCGCGCTCGCTGATGCGGCAACGGGTTCGGCGCTGCGCTCCTTCTCCTTGCGCTCGTCTTCAATCTTCGCCTCCGCTTCACGGTCGGCGCGCTCCTGCTCTTCCTTTCGAATCTTCTCGCGCGCCTCTTCGAGCTTTTTATCCTCTGCGGCCTTGTGTTCAGCGATACGCGACTTGACCAGCATCACGAAATCATCATGGTCCTTGAGAACGATATGCGCGGCATCGGCGAACAGGAATGTGTGTTCAGAGGCCAGTTCGAGTAGCGCGTTCAGATTGACCTGAATCTTGTCTGCGGTCTCGTTGGCCGCGATCTTGCACCGGGCCAGTTCATCGTCGACCGCGCCTTGCAGGCTGGTGATCGTGCGCTTGTTCTTGATCGCCGAGGCAAAGTTGTCCTGCATGGCCGGCATGTAGGGCTTCCCCAGGCGGGTGTCGAGATTGGCGAGATGGGCGTCTAGCGCGGCCCTGCCGTTGGAAACAATCGCGGACTTGATCTGCAACTCTCGGGTAGCGACCAGTTTTTCCAGAGCCAGGCGCGTTGTGCGCGCGAGACTTTGGTAAAACTTCTTTTCCCGGCGCATTTCGTCGATCTCTGCTATCTGTGAGAGAGCGCGTATTTCTTCCGAATCCAACGTTTCCTCTGCGGATTTGAGTTTGCTGAGGGCCGCTTTGCAGTCGGCAAATTCCTGATCGGTGCTCGGCGCTTTGGGGAGTTTCTCAATAAACACGTCCAGCGCTTCGCCAAACGCGCGCAGATTCGAGCGCACGGCGATGGAGCCGGTGGTCTGGATGGAAACGACTGGCAGGTCGAGTGTCGGGGCCGCGAAGGCAGCAGGAATGACTTCGGCGGGAACGTAACTCAACAAGTCTTCGTTAAATTGCTTCCATCCGGAGATAATGCGCTTGACCCATTCCGGATCGGGAAAGACCCACATCCAGACGCAATTCTCCTTAGTGCCATCGGAGACCATGAACAACAGTTTGTCGGCCCCGGTAACGTACATCACTTGCTGGCATTGCGGCTGATGCTCGTCGGGCAACTCTTGGCGCTCTACCGACGCAGCGAGCCGGGTGTTGTATTGCTTGTGCTCGAAGGCGATGTCGCCAGCCATGGTCATCCCGTCGCAGGACGCGGACAGTCGACCGAATGAGTACGTGGCCGGATACAGTTCTTCTCCAATAATCTCTTCGGCAATGGGGCGCGCCAGTTTCTCGACTTCGTGCCCACGGTCGAGAACATTCTTCTGAACCCAATCACTGAATTCTTTGGCAATGCCGGTGTGCTTGATGCCGAGCAGTTCGTTGCGCGGCGTCGTCTTCGACAGCCCGAGCGCTGCCGCCGCCTCGCTGGCACCGTCATGCGCCAGCCGGAATTCGTACCACTCGTCGCTGTCCTGAACCAGTTCGTGAATAATTCGTTTCATGTCGATTCCTTTTGTGTATGTGCAGGTTTGGCTGTTACTGACTCAGTGCTTCCCGGCGACCCTGGTAGATCACTGTCAATTCCTCGCGCTGTTTCTCGTCGGCGACTTCCCGGATCAAGTCCGCTGCGGCGTCGAGCAAATCAACATCCGCAGCCTGGTTCAGCTTGTCGGAGACCCAGGCAAACGTGATGCCGCTATTCAATTTCGGTTCGGATTTCTTCACGGCGCGAATTTTTGCTTTCTGCTCGTCGTTTAAATTGGCTTTTGATCCAGCGGTGGCGATTACCTCATCAGCCGTCTTCTTTCCCGACAGAATCAACTTTTCCCAACTTTGGAAATCAGCGACGAACCGCTCCTCTGTGTAAGTGTCTGGATCGTGATATTGCTCGTCCGTGACGACAACCCCGTTTTCAATAGTTACGCCTCGGCCCATTTCCTGCGCATTGCTGATGTCAATCGCGTTTGATAATTCAATGCTCGCTGGCATGTATTTAAGGACCTGAAGCAAAGGCACCTTGCGACAGTACATTTCCCAATCTCGGAAGCTGTAATGTTTGTTCCCGACCTTGTTATATTTATCTCGGTGCTTGCGTATTTTCTCTACGCTCCACAGCTCAATGATTGGCATCGTTGCGTCTTTTACCCATCCGATTGCATAGGCATGTGTGATGTCGCCGGGGTCATCAAGGTCAGTTTCGTTGTGAATAATCAAATCACGCTTTGCGCCGTCAATAAACGTGTATTCTTGATCTGAAAATATCACTCCTGTATAGACCGTTCCGCGTCCGCTCCTGGAAACAAGGTCAACAAGCCCCTTCCACCCAGGAACAAAAGTGCATGTTGTTTTGTACGGTATCAGATATCCGGCTCCATTTACCCCAGGCTCAAGGCCAAGTTGCCCGGCGATCATAATCGACGCGGCGATACTGTTAGGGGTGCATTGTTGCAATGATGGAGACGTGCTAAAGGCAGTCATCGCCAGTCTTGCCATGCGGTCGGCGTTCATGTGTCGGGGCAACGCAAGCGCCATTTGTGGCTTCATTTTTTCCATGAATTTGCCAAATGCAGCAACCGGGCTTTTTTCTTGATTGGTGGGCATGTTCATTTTCAAAACTCCTTTGTTATTTACGACGCGGCCATATAGGCCAGCGCGATTATGAGCACTACCCACCCGACAGCAATGTCATCTTCATCGGCGTGACGCTCGGATAGTGCCCTTGCCGCGTTGATGCTGTAGCCATCCAGTCGCAACTTGATGTAGTTAATCAGTCTCATGCCTTCTCCTTTTCGTAAAAATGTTGCATGAATGATGTTGTGCTCATACTGCGTAGCATAACGTCGCGCTGTTCTTCAACACGCAAACAGGAATGCACTGGAACTAAGTCACGATCCGGGCCATGTTTTATGTACTGCTCATATTTCAAGCAGTACGGGTGAAGGA